ATGCAAGAAAGATTATCTGAAAAAGACTCAGAATTACAAAGAGTTAAAGATCAGATTAAAAAAGAAAAAGTAGATAATTCAATACTATCTGTTGCATCTTCAAACAAAGCTATTAGCCCAGCACAAGTTGTTGCTTTACTAAAAGATGAAGTGAAGTACACAGATGATGGTAGAATAGAAGTAGTTGATAATAATTCTAATGTACGATATAACGCAAATGGAGAACTACTTACAATTGAAGATCGAGTTAAGGAGTTCTTAGATAGCAACCCACATTTCCGTCAAGGGTCTCTGTCTGGTTCAGGAAGCCAGAGTGCTATTGGTGGTAAAACTGTTAAACCTTTTAATCTACAGGACTTGGACTTAACAAAACCAGAAGATCGTAAAGCCTATGCAGAATATAGGAAAAAACGAGATTCAGGTGCTGTTGAGATTAATTTAAACAATAAATAAACTTAATAGGTAATAACATGGCAAACGAAAGCACAAGTTCTACACTATCGGAACTATACACAGAGATAGTAGCAGAGGCTCAATTTGTAGCATCTGAAAAATCCATTATGAGAAACTTAGTTAAAAACTATGCTATCACTGGTGGTGGAAAAGCAGTTGAAGTTCCTGTTTATGCTCAAGTATCAGCATCAGCAGTAGCAGAAGCAACTGATTTATCTAATACAGCAATCGACCCAAGTTCAGTTACTATAACTGCATCTGAGGTTGGTGTTATGACTACTCTAACTGACTTAGCAAGAAACTCTGCTCCAAGAAATGTAGCTGGGGATATTGGTAAATTGTTTGGAGAAGCACTAGCAAGAAAACAAGACGCAGATTTAACTGCATTGTTTGATGGCTTTTCAACTACATTAGGAGATGGTACAACTGCTATTGCATCTGCATCTATCTTTAATGCACTTTCAACTTTAAGAGAAAATGCTCTTAATATTGATGAGTGTGCAGTAGTGTTACACCCTAAAATTGCTTATGACCTTAAAGCTGGTTTAACTAATACTTTTGCAAACGCAAATGCAAATGATTTAGCAAATGAAGCATTAAGATCAGGCTTTGTTGGTAGATTAGCTGGTATGCCTGTATTTGAAACATCAAATATAGCAAACACAGGTACTACTGGAGATTACAAAGGTGGTGCTATGCACAGAGATGCACTAGCAATCGCTATGATGGAAGATGTTAAAATCGAAACTCAGCGAGACGCCAGCTTACGTGCTGACGAAATCGTGGCTACGTCAGTTTATGGTGTAGGCGAGATTCATGATTCATATGGTGTTGAATTACACTTCGATTCATCAATCCAATAATAATTGGATACTTTGTGAGGGTGGGAAACTGCCCTCGCAACTAACATAGGAGAATAAAATGGTTAAATTAGTATTATCAAATGAGAAGATGGTTACTTTAAAAAGAGGTAACAAAACAATCACTAGAAGCGAATTAGATTATCAAACTAATAAAGCTAAATATGATTTTAGAGGTTTTAAACCAGCAGAAGATGTTGTAAAAGAAAATACTAAAGAAGTTGATAGAACTTTTGAAAATGAAGCAAAAGTAATACCTCTTAAAAGAAAAAGAAAAACAAGGAAGAAAAAAGATGAATAAGTGGATTTGGAAACAAACTAGAAAATGGTCAAAATGGGTTTGGAGAAAAGCTATCAATAACCCTATGTATTCTATTCCTATAGTATTAATAATTGCTTATTTAATTTGGAAGTAGATCATGGCTAATTATACAGGTGCAAATGTTATTACAACATCAGATGTTCAAAAGTATCAACCTGATGCGTTTGATTTTGGTATTTCCACAACTGCTAGTGAAGCAACTAATTTTTTAGCACAAACTACAAATGATATTTTAAGAGCATTAAGAGTAGAGTGGTGGCCTGTATATAAAACAAATATATTTACAGATATTACAGTTTTAAATACTGCTGAAATGGTTAATACAAAAGTTAATTTAGATCAGTTTGAACGTGCTGGTGTTTATTTATTTCTTGGTAGATTTTATTTACCAGCATTAACTAAATTTAGACCAGAAACAGAAAAAGATAGATTTGAAAGAATGGCAGAATATTACATGAGCCAATACAATATTGAATGGAGAATGATATTAGAAGATGGTGTAGAGTATGATGTAGATTCTGATGGAACTATTATCTCTAATGAAAGAGAACCATTACATGGGTTTAGAAGATTGACTAGATAATGACCATTGATTTAAAAATCAAAACAAATGCTGATTTAATAAAAAAAAGATATGCAAGAATACAAAGAAAATTTAACAGCATTATTGAAAAAGGAATATTGCAAGCTGGTTTCCAATTACTAGATATTATAAGAACTAAAACACAAAAAGGTATTGATTTTAGAGATAGACCTTTTCTTCCATATTCAGAGGGATATTTAAAAAGACTGCAAAAAGAGGGAAAATCTACAAAGGTTGATTTGTTTTATTCTGGTAGAATGTTAGGTGCATTAACTCCATCTGGCAGAACAATTAGAAAAACAGGAATTAATAAAGTTAGTGTTGGGTTTAGTAATTCTCAAATGCGTCAAAGAGCATTATTTAATCAAGTATTAGGTAAAAATAAGAGGGAATTTTTTGGATTTAATGATAGAACAGCTAATATAATAAGAAAACAATTTAATAGATTTGTTGCAAAGGAATTTAGGAGATCGAGATTATGAGTGTATGAGAAAACATAGCTAGTAATTTATTATCAGTTATATCTGCTATATCTAGCCCAACAATAAAAAAAGCTACTAGACAACCTTTTATTTTAGATGAATTATCTGAGCAACAATATCCAGCAGTAATAGTTCAAACATCAGAAGAAAATAGAGATGATGCAGAACTTGGAAGTGGTGCTAGAACTAGAACAGGCACTATTGATTTTGTAATACTAGGATTTGTTAAAGGTGCAGAAGCTAATATAGATACTAAAAGAAATGAATTAATTACAGCTATTGAAACTGCAATAGAAACTGATATTACTAGAAATGGTAATGCACTTGATTCAGAAGTTATTCAAGTAGAAACTGACGAGGGTAGTTTATTTCCTGTTGGTGGTATTAGAATGACAATTAGATGTATGTATGAATTTCAATCAGGAACACCATAATGGCTAAAGCAGATCAATTAATAGACAAATTAGAAAATAAGCTAGATGATGTTGAAAAGCTAGTAGATGAAATTTCTTTAATGATCATGGATTGCAGAAAAAAAATAGATAATTATAAAGATGGCGAAAGTATAGAAGATTTTCCTGAACTAGATGAGTTCAATGAACTTGACGAAGAAGAAGAAAACTAATAAAAGAGCATTATGGCTAAAGATATTAAATTATATAAAGGTAACTCAGAGATCATTATAAATGAATCTAACCTTGAACATTATTTAAGACTAGGCTATAAGCAAGAAAAAGAAACTAAACCAAAATCTAACAAGGATAAAAAGACATGGCAACACATCACGGAAAAGAAGGAGTTGTAACAGCTGGTGGAACTGCTGTTGGGGAACTAACATCATTCACACTTGAAACAACAGGAGATGTAGTAGAGGATACAGCTTTAACAGATGCAACTAAATCATTTGTTAGTGGCAGAACATCATTCTCTGGTACATTAGAAATGCACTTTGATGAAACTGATGCTCAACAAGAAACTTTAACTGCTGGTTCTTCTATCTCATTTGTTTTATTGCCAGAGGGTAATGATTCAGGAGATGCAAGTTACACAGGAACAGGAATTGTTACTGGTATGAGTATTAATAACTCAATGGACGCAATCGTTTCAAGAACTGTTACTTTTCAAGGTACAGGCGCTTTAACTGTAGGTACTGTATAATTTTAATTTATGTCAGTTATTGATAGAGTTAAATCTCATTTTGAAACTCTTAAAACTATCACTATTGAAGTTGAAGAGTGGAAAGACGAGCATGGTAACGCTAGTGTATTCTATTCAGAGCCATTAACCCTTGAAGAAAAAAACATTATCTTTAAGAAGTCTAACAACTTTCAAGATTTAACTGTTCTTGTAGATTTGCTTATAATGAAGTTGCAAGTAAAAAACGATAAAGGCGAAATGATAAAAGCCTTTAGCCCAGAAGATAAATTTGCACTTAGAAAAAAAGCTGATTCAAATGTTATTTCAGAAATTTCTAATAAAATCCTTTTAGAAACGAATTACGAGGACGCAGAAAAAAAGTAGATAGCGACCCTGATGTTAGGTCGCTTTTGATAGTAGCAGATAGATTACACATCACAATCCAACAAGTTCTTGATATGCCTGTTAGCCATTATAATCTTTGGTTAGCTTACTTGAAAAAAGAACAAGAACAGTATAAAACAAATCAATCACTAGCTGACGCAAGGAAATTTAAGTAATGGCAAACCAAAAACTAAACATAGACATTGTAGCAAAAGATAGGTCGAAACAAGCCTTAAATAATGTTCAAAAAGGATTATCAAGATTAAAACAATCTGTATTTAATTTAAGAAATGCTTTTATAGGTTTGGGTGCTGGTATTGTTATTAAAGGATTTTTAGATGCTGGTATGCAAATTGAAAATCTTGAAGTTCAACTTAAAGCATTATTTGGTTCTGCTAAAGAGGGTCAAAAAGCATTAAAAGAAGTTACTGATTTTGCATCTGGTACTCCTTTTGAATTAAAAAATATACAACAAGGTATTACTGCACTTGCTACAGTTAGAAAAAAAGCAGAAGAAAATGGTGTATCATTTAAAGAACTTTTAAAAATTACAGGTAATACAGCAACTCTTTTAGGTAATGATTTTGCTTTAGCATCATTACAAGTTCAAAGATCATTTAGTGCTGGAATATCATCTGCTGAACTCTTTAGAGAAAGAGGTGTTAAAGGCATGGCTGGTTTTAAAGAGGGAGTAAGAGTAAGTGTTGAGGATTCTATAAAA